AGCGGCTACAAGAGCAGCATTATAATAAATCGGTTCTTCTACAAACAGTTTAGAGTTTTCATCTGTAATATTGGTTGCTAGTACACCAGAATCATCTCCTAATACTAATTCACCAGCTAGTCCAGCAGCCGTTCTAGAATTATTAAGTGATGTTACAACCCCATAAGCGTTTGTGTCTTCATCATTTAATAACTCTTCAACTAATCCTAAAGTTGACGCAAGCATCAAGCAACAAGTTTAAGAAACGTGCAGTTGCTCCACCGACATCAGCAAACACTCCAATATGAGTTATGTTATTTGTGCTTAAAGTACCAGAACCACCTGAACGAGTTTTCGTTGGGTCGAGTACCATTCTTCTCCAACCGCCAGCATAATTATCAGAGCCATAAAAACTGAACAATGAATAATTAGACGTTGTTGGTGTTCCACTAGATAAACAAACGCCAAAACCATTATTTGCTTGTGTCAGGAGAAGTGCAGAGGCTAAAAAGTTTCCCCATACATATACATTCTCGCCTAACTCTGTGGAGTCAAAATCTAAGGCAGTAGGTAAGGTAACGAACATTGCCACACCGGTTTTAGTAACCTGTACAGTCAATGCCGTATTACCTTCCTTAGAACCATCTGCTGCACTAGCAGACGGAGTACCACCAGAACCAGCATATTTAATTACTGTTACTGTATCAGAACCAATATCCGCAGTAAATTGTCTACCATTACCAATCCATGAGACATTAACAGTCATTAATAACTACCCGGTAATATTACTTTTTTTCAGCTTCTTTCTTTTTGATACTTTCACGGTTTTTACGAGCTGATGCACGCATTTCAGTCAAAGTCGGTTTTGCAACTTCTTCTGTAGAATCTTCTTCAACAGAATCTTCTTGTTCAGAAACAGTTTCTTCTGGCGCTGCACTGGTTTCATCTTCGTTTTTATCGTCATCTTTATTATCAAACATTTTAATGCTCCTGCATTTAAATAAAAAAAAAGATGGCTACATTATCGCAGCCATCTTTTGATAGCTTAAAAAACTAATGGATTAACCGTTAGTATTTAAGAATGCTAATGGAATGTTTTTACGATCTGAATAGACGCGATCCCATTGGTTAGCTGCTGCAAGTTGTGTGCGAGTTGCAGAGATACCCTGAGTAATCGCAGTAGACAAGAAAGCAAAACCTTGTGGATGAACAATCTCATTGAAGCGAGAATGTAAGATGTCTTGACCACCACCATTACCAGCACTTTGATTCCGTTCTAATTCAGAAGGAGAAAGAGCAGGAGCAGTACCGTAACCAAATGCACCTTGACCAAACAGGATTGAAGTATAAACGAAACCATTTGTTGCAGCAGGTACAACTGGTAGAGCATCGTCAACAACAACACGCAGACCAAGATAAGTTGGAATGTTTACTTCACCGCGAGCATCTGGAATGAAAGCAATCAGGTTAAGTTTTTGCAGAGTTGTATATACAACAGAATGAATGCCAATTGCTTTTATTTGAGCAGCAGCATCGCCTAATGTTGCCAATGCATCAATTACAGCGTCAGCATGAATTAAGTTTTCAGCAGCGGCTGTATCACCAGTGATGATTGAAACGTCAATAACCATGTCACTAGTATCAGCAGCAATGTTATCAGCCAATACGCCAACAGCAGAAGAGATTAAACGTTGCTGAGAATTTACAGCCCAGTAATGACCAATGCGGCTAGTGATTGCACCAAGAGGGTCAGCAAGTGCTAATTGACGTGCTAAATCCATAGTTGACCAAGATTTATGTTGGTTAGCTAAACGATAGATTTGAGTAGCACTATCGATTTTGGCAGGAGTAGAATCTACACCCGGATCGTCAGTGGTGTAATCAGGTTCGTCGTTAGTCATTGGGTTAAAGTTAGGTAACTCGCCAACCATACCACCAACGCCAACCATTGCGTCAATTCGAGGGTCTTGTACAAGGATACCTGATGCGATGAAAGCATTTGCTTCTGTTGCCGCTTCTTGGACGGCAGCATTGAATGCTGTAGGTTCGTAGATGTCTACGAGGCGAACTTCGGCCATTTTAATTCTCCATTAAAGGTTAGTAGTCTCTATGGAGAACAATTCGCCAAAGAGTTATAAAAATTAATTTATTCCTCTCCGACCAAATCAGAGGTGTATCGGCCAAACCGAAACATGAACGTGTGGGGTGTATCTATTAGGCATAAAAATACCATAACTACATAATAATTGTCAAGCTATTATTTGCAGTTATGGCAATTTATTTTACAAGGTAAATCCTATAGAGGTACGCCAGCAGCCTTTTTAAGCTGTGTAGCAAGGGTAGGATTCTCCCTGTTGATTCTGGCCTGTTCTGTTACATTCTTAGTCTCAGCCTTCCAAGGATTGACCCCATTACCACCCTTACCGCCAGTGTCAGGATTTCCACCACTACCAGCATTCAACTCTGGAAATGCAAGACCGTATTTAGTATTAGCTTTAAATTCAGCTACTAAATCAGCAGGAGTGAACGGAGTAGTTGCGTCATCAGCAAAACGTTGCTTGCCTTCTTCATCGACAACTTGAAGACTATATTTATTATCTTCACCTAATACAGTTTTAACGCTGTTTTTCATATGAGGTAAAAGGAATAAAGCATTACCTTTTTCAGAGTTGATTTCTTTAACCAAAGTATTTTCAATTAACTCTTTATCGAGAGCAGTACGAAGTGAACCAATTTCAGCTTGAGATTCAGCAGTCAACGTAGCAAGAGCAGTATTATGAGTTTCATTGAGTTGTAACTTCAACGCTTCCCATTGACCTTTACCTTCAAGTTCTAGGTCGGCAAGTTCTTTCTGTTTCTTGGCAAACTCTACCTTATCTTTATTATAAGTTTCATAACCTTCTACATCAAAACCTTCTGGAACTTGATTCTTTTTCAGCTTGTCCATCTGCGTTAACAGTTTGGTTTTATTTTCCAGCAAACCATTTGTTTCAGTTTCTACTTGCAACTTAGCCGCATCATTTACAGCTTTTAAAGCTGCATTAATTTGGTCGTCTGTTGCACCTTCGCCCATAAGGGCTTTCATTTCGTCAAATGTCATTATACTTCTCCTGTGTGTTTTACTTAATCAGTTTGTTTATTGTTAACGTTACCATTATCTAAATTACTACCTTTCGTCTTTTTCTTTTCGTTACCTTCACCACCTTCGTCTTCTTCACCTTTACCAGTTTTCTCGTAAAGCTGAATAGCATTTTTTAACTCTAATGCTTTGATAAAGAAAGAAGGAGGATTTTTAGCAATCTCTTCAATTTCTTGTTCGAAGGTTGTATTGGTATCAATTAATTCGCCTTCTTTCATTTTATTGAACATTGTACGATGAGAGATTGCACCATCAAGCCAAGATTTAACTAATGCTATCTGAGCATTCGGTTCCATATCAATCTTAATGAAATCATTATTAAGCTTGAATGAAAAATCTTCTTTTATTGTTACGCCACCCCATTCAAAGAAAGTTCTTAATAGACTTTGAAGCTGTCCAGATACATTGTTGACAAGCGTTGAAATAATAGAAGTTTGTGCTGCTGTCCTAACAAGAACCGAAGTTGCTGTCTCTCTTGACACACCTTCTTTCTTGAGAAAATATCTTTCAGGTTATCAATAAAATCTTGATGCGCTCTTGCTGAATTACCTGAAAATTCAAGCATACCAACATTAGCTTCTGGATTAGATAGAATCCATGCTTTTGACGGACCAATTGTTCCCGGATTATCTTTATCATCAATACCAGTAACCCAAGGTGTAGGTAAAGCCGTCCAGTGTAACATATACACTTGGTCTATAACCCGTTGGATTACGCTGATGTTCATATCAGATATATCTTGTAGCGGAGATTTATCAATACTGAAATTGTTCTTGTTAATACCATGAATGACTACAGGTATTGTTGTAAAATTCTTCCCATCTATCAGAGGATATACGTCTGCGCCTTCTTGCAAGACTTTTTCTGACTCAGGCTTTGATACTAAATCTTTTACACTGACTGATAAGTATCTACGCACTCGATACTTGTCATCTTTCATATCTAATACAATATAGCGATTCCTAACTTCTGAATCAAATTCATTATCAGGATTATCGACCTCAACTTCTTCTTTATATATGAATTGAGTTATAACAGGGTAGCCTTTTACTGAATCAGTTCTAAAGGATACAAATTGATGTGAATCAACGAATCTAAGGAATGGACGCTTTGCTTCATCTGAGTAATCATTGATTGATGCACAAAAGCCATCTTCAAATACTCTATTGAT